TATCTTACACATCCTGCTAGTGCAGCATATAATAATTTAACAGCTTGGGATTCTCAATTAGTATTTGTAAAAACAAGTGACATTTTATTAAAGAACAATAACAAAAAAATGATTTGGTGATGACAGAAATATTTGCAAGATTAATCCAGGAGAAAATTACTCCAAATACTTATTATGTATTACACTGTATAAAAGAAAAGATTGTTCCATTTAAATTTGTTAGTAAAGATTTAGAAATTTCTAGATTAATATCTGATAATTGGTTGGATGAAAATTTGCAATTAACTAGTAAAAGTCTTATTTTTATTGAAGAACTAAACGGTTATTTTAAGAAAACTAAGAAAAAAGCTTCTATAGACTTGATGGGTACAGCCTTTGTACAGAACATTGAGGGTTATGTAGAAATATTTCCAAATAAGAAACTATCTTCCGGAAAGTATGCCAGAGTAAATCCTAAGAATCTAGAAGCACCATTCAGATGGTTTTTTGAGACCTATGACTATGACTGGGTTACTATTTTTGCTGCAACAGAGAAATATGTAAGTGAATATGAGGTAAAGAGATATGAGTTCATGAGAACTGCACAATATTTCCTCAGAAAACAAAACTTAGATAAGTCTTATGAATCAGATTTAGCCACTTATTGTGAAATTGTTAGAGATAATCCAGACGGAGAAGTAGTTTATTTTAAAGAAAGGGTAGTTTAATGAATGTAAAGATTATACTGATTGCATTAATGTCAACAGTAATAAGCTATTTAGCTGTTAATGAATTTATTATAGAACTTTCTTTTTGGAAATGGCTAGGTATTGAGTTTATTACAACCATTATGCATTTTGTATATACTTTAAGTAAAAAAGATATACAAACTAAACAAGAATAAAATGTCTGAATTATTTAATGGTGCAAGACCCTTATTGCCTGTAAGTGAAAGACAGGCTTTAGAAAAAGCTCTTTATAAAATGAAAGCTAGAAGACAGGGACAATTAAGGTCTCTGAAAAGTTCTTGGCCTAAGTTTAATGATGCTTTTTGTGATGGGTTAGAATGGAGAACTATCACCGTAGTAGGTGCTAGACCTGGAACTGGTAAAACTTTATTCATGGAACAATTAATCAGTGATATTATAGAATATAACACTGATCAAGAGTTTAGAGTATTGAAGTTTCAAATGGAAATGGTTGATGAAACCAGTGGTATAAGAAAATTAAGTCTGAGTACGGGGTCTGATTACAATACATTAATGAGTAAAGGAGGTAAACAAGTTGATAAAACTATATTTGAGAAGTGTGTAGATTACTACAAAGCAAGTGCAAATAAAGATTTTATTAATGTAGTTTATGATTCTTGTACTGTAGATGAGATGTGTGCAACCATTCATTATGAGATGGAGAAATACAAAAAATCTGATGGTACTTATTCCAACATGCTTGTTGCAATAGATCACTCTGCTTTATTTAAGAATGGCAAAGGACAAAAAGATAAATTTGAGATGTTAGGAGGTCTTGGTGAATCACTCACTATGATGAAGAAAAAATATCCAATAGCATTTATTGTTCTAAGTCAGTTAAATAGAAACATTGATGATCCTAAAAGACAAGAGGATGGAGTATATGGTAATTATGTATTAGATTCTGATATCTATGGTTCTGATGCTTTATTACAACATGCTGATGTGGTTATGGGTATTAATAAGCCTTCTATAAGAAAGATAAGGCAGTATGGTCCTGATAAGTATATCATTGAAGATGAAGATGTGTTAGTATTTCACTTCTTAAAGTCTAGAAATGGTACCACTAGAATCAGTTTCTTTAAATTAGATAGAACAACTATGAGAATTATAGAAATTGATACTCCACCTCAAGCAATTAAACAAAAGATTTCTTCAATTTAAAACTAAATTATGACAATTAGAAAAGAAAAAGAGAAAGACTTCTATGTGAAACATATAGAAACTTTCAAAAAGCTTAAGCTATCTGATCCTTTCTTCCTGATTAAAACAGCTTTTTTTCAGAAAGGTAAGTATGGTAGGCAAGTTCAGTTCTTTGAATCTGAACTCAGTAAAGGTGAAGACATTTACCTTGAATTTTATGATAATGTCACTGATGCTAATGGTTCTGTTATAGATATAACACCATTTTTTACAGACAGACAGTTATTTAAGTATAGACATAATCCGTTTTATGCTGAAGAATATGAAACAAAGAGTGGAACTAATTATAAAGGTGAACCTTATAATCTTTATACAGTTCCTATGGCAGAATTACTAGCTGTACTACCAAATGGTACTGAGATAACTTATGCACTATATGAAAAAAGGAAAGCTGAAGCAGAAGCTAAGAAAGAAGATGAGGAACTTCCAAAACTACAAAATAGTTTAAGTTTGTTTCCTGACTTTGATGAACAGTTTAATGCTATTAAGCCTAAGGAGATTGAACTAATAAGTGAAGATGATTCTGATTTACAAAGTATGTCAGTTAGAGACTTTGCGGCCATTATGTTAAAATCTCCTGTAAGTAAAAAACAATGGTTAAATTATTTAATCTTAAAATTAAAACAAATATGAGCATAGTACTTCCAACAAGTAAAGTAGCTGCAACAAGAAAGAATCCTAAGAGAATAGTAATTTATTCTAAGCCTAAAACCGGTAAAACTACTGCTTATGCTGGTTTAGAAAACAATTTAATTTTGGATTTAGAGAATGGTGCTGATTACATAGATGCTCTTAAAATGAAAATTGGTTCATTAAAAGAACTAATTGATACTGGTAATGCAATAAAAGAAGCTGGTAAACCATATAAGTATGTTACTATAGATACTGTAACAGCATTAGAAGATATGGTGATGCCTTTAGCAATAAAACTTTACAGAGCCACGCCTATGGGTAAAAACTTTGATGGAGAAACTGTTGCAAGCTTACCAAATGGTGCTGGGTATTTATATATCCGTCAAGCATTTTTTCAAGTTTTAGATTTTATTGATAACTTAGCTCCCACTATAATTTTATCTGGTCACATAAAAGATAAACAGGTAGATGATAAAGGTGAGTTAGTTATGTCTGCTAACATAGATCTAACAGGTAAAATAAAATCTCTAATTTGTGCTAATGCTGATGCTATTGGTTATATGTATAGAAAAGGTAACAAAACCATTCTATCATTTAAAACCAATGATGAAGTAACTTGTGGTGCAAGACCTGAGCATTTAAGAAATGAAGAAATAGTGATTACAGAGTTAATTGATGGAAAGATAATTACATCATGGGAAAAAGTGTTTATTTAATAATTTAAAAAATAAGAAAAATGGGATTAAGTACAACAGATTTAGGAAATAGTGGTTCAGGATTACCAAAAACAATTGCACCAGGTAACCATACATTGAAAATTAATAGTATCTCTTTAGATGAATATTCATTCATTCCTGGAGCATATCATTTAGTTCTTAATGTAGAAACAGAACCAATTGAAGGTTTTGAAGGTTTTATGATTGATAAAGATGATGCAAGTAAAGGTCATCATGCAGGTCAAATTGGTAGAGTAAAAGCTAGTCAGTATGCATTTGCTGATGGTGAAACTAAATCAGGTATTAAAATTCAGAGAGATAGATCTATAATGATCTTCTTAAAGAATTTATCTTCTACCTTTGGTATTAACAACTGGTTTGTAGAACAAGATAACAAATTTGACACTATTGAAGATTTTGTTAAAAATTTCAGTAAAAATGCACCAATTAAAGATAAATTCTTAAACTATTGTGTTGCTGGTAAAGAGTATATGAGCAAATCAGGTTATGTAAACTTTGATATGTATTTACCAAAAGCAGATAATGGAAAATATTCTTATGGTGATGTTTCAACTGGTAAAGTAGTAGCATATAGTGAAGAAAAACATCTTAAAAAGATGGAAGTAGCTGAAGTAAAACAATTTGGAAGCAAAGATGATGATTTATCAATTCCAAGTAAATCTTCTAGTGACTTCATGTTAGATTAGTAACATACTTTTGATAATACTAAGGGGAGTCTTAATAGTCTCCCCTTTTATTATCTCTAAACTTTTTCAATTATGATTTCAACAAGAACAATTGTATCTGATTTAGCAGATGTACCTAAAGAATGGGTATTTGAAAATTATTTAACATTACCTGAATCATTAAATGGTCAAGACTTAAAAATACATTCTGTTTTTGTAAAAGAAAAGACTCCTTCTATGTGTGTTTATATAGAGGGTAAAACTAACTATAAATACAAAGATTTTTCATCTGGCAAAGGTGGAGATGGTATAGATTTAGTTGTGCAGCTGTTTAATCTTTCTACAAGAGGTGCTGCTACACAAAAAATCATGCATGACTATACAGATTATATATCTAAAAATGGTCATGTTGTTAAATCTTATATACCAGAGAACAGATATCAAGTTACTGATTATGAAATGAGGCATTGGAATACATTAGATGTAAAGTTCTGGACTGATTTTGAGATTAGTTCTGGTTTACTTAAACAATATAATGTATGTCCATTAGGTTATTATGAACTAAGTAAAGATTTAGCTGATGGTACTACTAAGACTTTAACATTTAAAGGACAGTATATTTATGGTTATTTCAGAACTGATGGTACTTTGTATAAGATTTATCAGCCAAAACAGAAAGAGAAAAAGTTTCTGAAGCTTAAAGACTATACTCAAGGTCTTGATCAACTTACTTTTAGTACTAAGTATTTATTAATAACTTCTTCTCTAAAAGATGTTATGTCTTTTATGAAACTGGGTATTAAGAATATTGAAGCAATTGCACCAGATAGTGAAAATTCTATGATGCCTGAAACAGTAATGCATACACTGAAGAACAAGTATCATAAAATCTGTGTTGCTTTTGATAATGATGAGGCTGGTATTAAAGCTGCCAAAACTTATAAACAGAAATATGATCTTCCTTATGTAGTACTTGATCTAGATAAAGATATTTCAGATTCAGTTTGTAAATTTGGTATTGAAAAAACTAGAAATGCATTATTATTTTTACTAAAACAAGAATTATTATGAGCTGGACAATTAATGGTGTAGATTTTAATGAAATTGATATTCCAAAAGGAGCAGTAGGTTTTGTTTATATTATGACAGCTATTATAGATAATAAGTCTGTTATGTATATAGGTAAAAAGAACTTTTTTGCTAATATTAAAAAGCCTCTGGGTAAGAAAGCACTTGCTATGACTACTGATAAAAGGCTTAAAAAGTATAAAAGAGAACTTAAACCTGACTTTATGAGATATTACAGTAGTAATATAACATTAAAAGAAGCTTACAAAAAAGGAGTACTGATTAAAAGAGAGATGTTAAAAATATGTTACTCATCAATGGAGCTAACATACCAAGAAGTAAAACATCAGTTTATGTATGAAGTATTAGAAAAACCAGAATATCTTAATGGTAATATATTAGGAAGATTCTATAAAATTAAATAGTTATGAATGATATTATAATGACAAGCACATTACTGCAATTAGCAGATTTAGGTGTAACAGGTGTTTATATAACTTTTGAAGGTGGAGGAGACTCAGGAGCCATAGAAGAAATATTGTATACTAAAAATGAATATACAAGTTTTGATTTTGATTATTATAATTTTGAATTTGCACTAGGAAATTTATCAAAAGAATTATGTGATCAAATTGAAAAGTTTGCTGATCATCATATAATTCAAGAATATGAAGATTGGTGGAACAATGATGGTGGATTTGGTAATTTAAAAATAATGGTGCCTTCTGGTAAATTTGTATTGGAAACTAGTGTAAGAGTTACTGAATATGAAAACAGTGTACACAATGGTAATTTAATAGAAACTGCAGCAATAGTAAATAAATAATATGGAAAAAGAGTTTGTAATATATAAACAGGCATTAGCTCTTAAAGAGTTAGGATTTGGTGAACCTTGTTTAGCTAGACATATTATTATGACCGAATGGGGAAAACCTACAGGACAAATAATACTTCAAATGGTAGATTGCTTAAATTCTGATAGAAATCTTGTTAAAGCACCACTTTACCAACAAGTATTTAGATGGTTTAGAGAGAAGCATAATCTAGTGTTTAACTTTATCAGTTATAATATTGTAAAACCTGGAGAATATCATTGGTCTATAACATGGAATGATGAAGCTAAAGTATCAGGTATAGTTAAAACATATGAAGAAGCAGAATTAGCTTGTTTAGATAAATTAATAGAACTTATTAAAAACAAATAATATGGAAAAAGAATTTGTACCCTACAAACAAGCTTTAAAGCTTAAAAAACTAGGTTTTAATGAACCATGTTTTGGTAAATATGATTTGAATGGTAGCTTTTACTATTCAGTAAATTATCATAATACAGACATACAAAGTTATTGTATTAATTGTTCAGCACCTTTATACCAGCAGGCATTTAAATGGTTGTTTGAACAACTAGATGCAAAAGGTGTTATGATTCTTGAAGAAAAACAAAGACTAATTGTTTTAAAAAATTTAATTAAAAAATTAAAAAATGGCACATCCTCTAGAACATTGTAAATCCTCAGTAAAAAAATGGGGTGGAGAATGGAGTGATTACATTGCAATTCATAATTGGTTTGATGAAACTAAAAAATGGATTGGTCATAGTAAACATAGAATGTTTAGACATCATAGTGAAGGTATATTTGAATGTGAAAAGATATTTGGGATGTCTTTTGTCAACTCAGATGGTAAAACTGTATATACAAGATATGTTGGAGAACAACATGTAAAAGAGGATTGTAATAATTATATCCCAAGTGCAAAAGAATGGGTAGATAATATAAATACACCTAAGGAATGGATGATTAAAACTTTAAAAATTGAAGACTAATGGAAAAAGAAATTAATTATTGGGGATTAGCAGATGAATATGCCACCTCAAAACATAAAATGGAAAAAGGAGATCATATTTCTAAATATGAGAGATATGAAGAAGTTAAAGAAGGTTATGAAGCTGGATTTTTAAAAGCTGTAGAATTATTTAAAACTGACAAAGAAATTATGATTAAAACTTTTAAAATAGAAGACTGATGGAAAAACAACTGTTTATAATTGATGGCTACAGAATCTGGGCTATGACATATGAAGATGCATATGCAAATTATTTAGTAATATCAAGAATATGAAAATGGTTTATGATAAAAAAGAAACAGAGAATATTCTAAATATGTTATTATCTTCTGATACTGATAATAAGTATTTAGCATATCAACTGATTAATAATTCTGATGTAGAAAAGTATAAAGGTAATCTGATTTTGTTGTATAGATATTCTAAGATGAAAAATGAAGATTGGGAAACTAATTGTTCTTCAATCTGGAAAAAAATTAAAGATATAATACTTGAGGCAGGTCCATTAACAAGTCCTAAGTGCTTAACATTACTAAAAAATGTTAAAGCTACTAATGACTGTATGGAATTATTCATGGAATTGTTCATTAGAGATATGATAGGTTATTTAAATGATTTAGGATATCCTACTGATAAATTTGATATAAGTATAAAATTTAAAAATTAATGGATAAAGTAGATAGTTTAAGTAGAACAAGTAAAGACTTAATGTTGAAAGAACCTTATTATGGTTTCTTTCTTATTATGTTGAATAAAGTATGGGACATGAAAAGAGTCCCTACTGCAGGTGTTAGTAAAAATGGAATAAATTATCAGTTAACTATAAATGATGATTTTTGGATAGGTCTTAGTGAACAACATAGACTTGGTCTGTTAAAACATGAGTTATTACACATTGCATTTGGTCATCTCACTACTTATTTTAAGTTTAGTGATAAGAGATTGGCCAACATTGCTATGGACATGGAAATTAATCAATATATTGATACATCTTGGCTTCCTGGTGGAGAACTATCCACTGAAGAGTATAAAGCTCTTAAAGAAGCTGTAATCAATGAATATAAAACAGCAAAAGAAGCTGGTGCATCTACTGAAGAGTTGGAGCTTATTAATAGTAAGATCCCGTCTCGTGGTATTATGATTGAAGATTATGATGAGTTAGACTTAGATCTTAAAGCTGGTTCAA